TTTTGTATTAACGTTTAAAACATTAATTAAATCTTTAATTACAGCATTTGATTTGCTATCGTAAATTTTATTGCTAGATTCAAAGTAAAATCGAGTTTGTGTATCACTTTCAAAAATGTATCGTTGGCAGCGTGATGTCACTGTATAAAATTCGTTGTCGGTAGTGAATAACAACAACCAACTTGCATCTTGTCGCAAGTTTGTTTGGTCGCCTTGCTTTCCTAAACTGAAATTATTTTTATTATCTAAATTTAATTCGAATACAATAGTCCATATTTGATTTACAGCATCGTATCGTAATCCAAAAGGTTTATTTGCAGATATTAAATCTATCATAGTAGTAATAGTACTACTGTCAATAACAGTTCTCCATTTAGGAATAATTTGTGTAATAGATGGAAACACTCCTGAGCCGGTTGCACCTGAAGGAACGTTAATATTCAATGTTATTGGACCAAATCCAGTATCTAACATGCCGGTGCCAGCAGCTGTACCGTCATCAACAACACTAACAACTTCAGCCCATATCGATAATGCAGCACCTTCAGATGTAGAGCTACCAAACACCAAATCATTGTTGCTGTTTTTATCAAAGTACCAGCCGGTTGGTGCTGTAAAACGAACTAAAGCGCCGGCTTTAAAATATTTTAAATCAGTAGATGTGAATCCACCAACTTTGTATATTGTTGTTCCTGTCTTAGAAATTAAGTAACCGGATGAAAATCCAGTATCTGTTGTATTGTTTTTCCAAACTGCATCTAGCCCTGAAACAAAATTAAGAAACTTTTCATAATAAAAATTTCGTAAATCAATATTTTTTATAATGTCAAAAATATCATTTACAATAATACCTTCAATGTCTGTTTTATTTTGATAAGAGAATCTAAAAGAATTTTTAAATTCTTCTTTATAAAGAACTCCGTCATCGGCAAACAATGTTGTAGAACTATATTTTCCTGTTGGATCTGATAAATCAAAATAACGACTAATTCCGCTACTAGTTCTGTTTAATGCTTTAATTTTTGCAACCTGGGTGCTGGCTGAAAGCGGACTAATATTATAATCCTCGGCTGTAATCATACGATTTTGTGTATAATAAGTCGCCGGTGCGTTTGCTTTAATATCGTCAGATGACTCTGGACCTGTTGCATTAGATACACTACTTGCAAGACTCATAGTAATAGTTAAATTTTCTTGTTGTCCTACATTTGAAATATAAGGAAAAGAAATACTAACATTACGGATATCTTGTGTATTAATAGTATATGTTAATCCGTTACTTACTCTGTAATAGGTTCGGAATGATCCAATTGGGAGATCGCCAAATGTTCCGTCACTAAATTGTAAACTGATTGCATCGTTAGTTCTAGTAATTACACTGTATATGCTTCTAATACTTTTATTAAGGCTATTATAAATGATATTGTTTGCTTCAAAATTTGAAACACTGGTCCAAGGTTCTACTTCATCACCAGCTGTGTTTAATTTGTACAACCACACATCATCGTTATTAATATTTTGGCTATCAATGTCTATAGACTGATTGTTGCTTGGTTGTGTGATTGAAAAAGTGCCAGTGTTTAAGGTTCCTTGAACAAAGCGCATAAAAAAACCAGATCCTGCAGATCCTTGGCCACGGCCATCGTCCCTAAAAATACAGCTTACAGGAGTACCTTGTTTAGGAGATTCTTCATAAACAAATGTAGAACCTTTAAAGGTTGTACTGACAACTTCAAAATCCATAGAGCGGCCGGCAACGACTTTTGTAAATCCAAATACTGGAACACCTGTAGTATTGCTTTGAAAAGTATATTGTTCTGTAGGAATTCCGTATATAGTATTACTATCTGTTGGCGTGCCAAACTGTTGTGTTTTTGGTAATGCTGAATTTATTATTTTTATAAACTGATCGTACCAATTAGCGTTACTTGGATCGTTCCAAGTTACAATTTGCCCTGCTAAATTTCTACCATTACTGTCTAACACCGTTTCTGTTGTGCTTACTGTTGTAAATTTTAGTAGGCCGCTTGCAGCTATATTTCGCTTGGCATTATAACTAAGCATACGTGCTAGACGTAAAACACTTTCACGGCGCTCTGCTAGTTCTAAGAAGTTATCACGAGCATTCAAGTCGACGCGGAAAGCTATGCTTTGGCCCAAGAACGCAATAAGGTCAATTAGGGCAAGGTATTCGCTGGATTCAATATAATCGTTATAATCTTCTGGGTAATTCTGACGAATATAATCAATCATTGTACGGCGTAAATTTTCAAAATCGTAGCTTTGAAAATCTGCATTACGGAAGCTCTGGTATATTTTTTTCCAGTCTTCTGATATTAAAAGTTTGTTTTGTCTAGCTGTAACCGTCATGATTTATCCTATATACGATATTTATCGAATAAAATTATGTGTGTACTTTATCCTATCAACAAGCCGTTAGCTTGATCAAATCTAAATTGCATACTTTGTTGTATGTTATAGGGCAAATAAGTTAATACACATTCAATTTGAATTCCTGTTTCATACTGTGTTACTGTCACTTCATTAGTAGTAATCCTAGGATCGTAATTTATAATAGTGTTTACGTTTTGTGTTATTAAATCTTTCAATTGTTCTGTCAACGGTTCAAACAACAAGTCCCAAATAATTGTACCAAAGCTAGGATTCATTAGGCGTTCGCCTTGACGAACGTGAAAGTGATTTAATAAATCCTGCTGGATTAACTGAAAATCGTATAAGGCAAAATTTTCTGTTTCTTGACTAACTGTACTGAAACCCTTATAAGTTTTAGGCGAGATCAAATCTCTGCGCTGATTAGGACTTAAAACAATTTTATCATATAGTTTTGCATTTGAACTCATGCTGATTCTCCGGTATTGTTAGCAGGTGATAATAGTTTGTCAAACGTATCATTAAGTGCCGAATATGATTTCCATGCTGCTGGTACTGCTGGCGAAGTTGCTGTTTCTCTATCAGTCTTTTCTGGAGTATAAGATAAAGGATCTAAATTTTCATGGTGCGGCCACGGTTCGTGCGATGGAACTCGTAACATTATTGATTGTACTGCTGTTCCTACTTCATCGGTCAACGGAAATGTTTTTAATGGTAATGCAGCTTCTGCTTTTTGCGAACTGTTCATATAGATTTTTCCAGCTGTTTCTAAATGTGTAGTTTGACTATTAATGTGTGATGTTGTTCCGCTGGTAATTTTTGTAGTAGTTGTTGCAAAAGATTCAATTTCGTTACCTTCAACGTGTAATTTTTCAGCAGTTTTTAAATTTATATTTCTACCAGCTTCTATATTGACATCTCTATCTGCAGAAAAATTTAAATCATTTTTAGTATGAATACTAATACTATCCTCTGCGTAGATATCAATTTTACCATTACTAGTTAATTCAATCCAAGTTGTGCCTTTAGCATTACCAATATAAATTAAATCTTCGCTATTATGCAATAATATCTGATGACCGGTTCTAGTACGAAGACGGATTAGTTCGTTGTGCGGGATTGTCACATCTCCGTCTTGTTCATCATTTTCTAATCTTGCATACTCAGGTGGACCGTCTGATGCAAGAGATTTTCTTAAAAATTTATCATCGCCGTCGTCCATGACAAACGTTGAGCCACCAAGTCTGTTAACCGGAATCACTATTGGATCGTCGTCTGGACCTACCATACCTTGCGGGCCTGCTTTATCTAAAGGTCCAGGAGTACTAATGCCAAATACCATGCTAGGCACTTCTCGTCTAGCACTTGATGTTGTAATACCTCTAGTGTCATCTTTAAGAAGACCTTGCGTATTTAAAACTTCAGCTAGTGGATGTTGCGCTTTTTTAATTTTAGTTGGATCCGGCTTATTGCCGCTATTAACTTTTTTATTGTACTCACCAACTGGAACTCTTTCTGCATCTGTAGTTTTAGTATCTTCAACAACTTGTTGAGTGGCTGCAATACCAGGAAGCATAAAATTCATGCCTTCGTCAGGAACACATCCAATCCAATAACCGTATTTTGGATCTCCTTGTACAAATACTACTATGACCGTAGAGCCAACATCCGGCGGTACTGCCCACATACCGTAACTCTTTTGCGTGTCTTCGTAAGTATCGTTTTCTGCCGTTGTACTTTGAGGTGTTACTCCGTAAAACGGTGACATATACTTTGCTGGATATGTTTGTCCTGTTGTATTTGCATTACCTACAGGTCGATGCAGTCGTACATCTAATATTCCCATATATGTTGTATCAAGATGGCCCACTACTTCTGCAAGATAGGTTCCTGCAGGTACGGGTGGTTCGCCTGATTCTATTGTTTCAACGTTAGTAGTCATTGTGCGCCGCCTGGTTGTGCTGGTGTTGAAGTATTAAGAGCATTTTTTCCAGACCCTTGTTTCTTATATTCTTGGCCGTTACGTCTATAACCTTTTAAAGTCTGACTAAATTGCCCGTTTCTAAAATTATTTGTTACCATATTAACACAATACAATCCTGTAAATCCAATAGCAGGACCAGATTTAGGATCTTTTGTCATGTCTTGATGATTTGGGCCTTTAAAGTCATACATACCCGTTGTTTGATTTATGTCTATTGGGCTTCTAAAATTAACAATAACATCTACCTCGCTTGTTTGCCAACTTACTGAGCCGTCTCTATTCAAGTCTTTAACTCCTGGCACAGGTTTAGCATTATAATTACCCATGCCGCTGTTGGCAATCCAGTAAGGATCTCCTAATATTTCTAAATCTAATATTACCATATCATAAGGATTAGTAATTGCATCATGAAATGTTTTAGCAATACGTTGGGTTTGTGTTTCTTGGCCGCCTCCGCCTTTTGCTCTGTCGCTTGAAGTGCCCGTGCTGGCATTGTTTGTTTGAGTTGGTTGTTGTCCTGGGGTTCTTATAACTCCGCCAGCACCTTCTGGTGCTGCATCTAAATCTTTAGGCTTACCGTTATCTGCATTACCAGTCGATGATTCTCTAGCTATATCTGTTGAATTTGTATTACTATCAGCTGCAAACGAATTAGCAAAACCAATACTAAAATCAATATCAAATTTTAAAACTTCTGAATTTTTTCCTGTGAAAATATAATCATAACGCTTTACTGCCCTAGCTTTTAATTGATCAAAACCAGGCATTTTAATATTAGTGCCTGCTACTTTGCTAAGGTGTACTCTAAAAGGAACTACACGATAAACACAAATCTTAGGAACTGTTCCAGTAAAAGGTAAGTTTTCCTTTGAATCAACATGATATACCTGTGTGTCAATTCTCCACCACTGAACCATTCCGTCAGAGTCTGCGGAGCCTGCTTTTAATGCTGTGTCAGCATACGAGCTTGATAGTAATATTTGATTTATTACTGTGGGAATGTCCATATCCTGACTAAATTTGAATGTTCCAGTAGTAGCATCTGCAATAAGTTTTCCACGTAACCAAGTCTTAGTTAATGGGTCCCAAGTATCAGCTTGGTTACCTGGCGGTGGGTCTCCTCTACGTTTTTGATCAAAGCCCATGGTTTGTGATCCGATATTGTTTACTGTAGATTGCGACTGTTGTAAAGTATTAGCATTAACACCTATTTTTGTAAAAATTTCTCCTCCAATTCCAGCTTGCGGATTTATGTAGGCTTTATTTGTTTTATTTTCACTACTTCCAGATGCTGCAGGTGCGCCAGCACTTGGTTGATTGTCTTCTTTAGGAAATAAAATTACTATCTGGTCGGCAATTTTACGTTCTTTTTTTGTAACCAGCTCTTGAAATTTATTATTAACAACTGTTTGCAAACTTTGTTCACCTGTTTGCAATACTTCCTGAACTGTTTTGCCTTTTATAACGGTATCTGTTTTTAAATTTGCAAATTCAGTTGTTAATGCTTGCCCCTGAGTGGCGTAAGCATTTATTAGATAACGAGTACCTTGGTCACTCGAGTTCACTTTTATCGTAGTAAATCTTATTGGGATGTGTCTTGTTGAAAAAGGAACTTTTAAGATAGATCCGTTTTCTTTATTGCCTCTGAACTCAATACTCAGCAAGTAAGATGCATCACGCCAGTTTTCATATTTTGCATCAGATGCAGCTTTTTGTAAGGCTAGTATGAATAACCCGATACTGTAAGGCTCATAAACATCAAATTGTATTATAGAAACGTTGGTTGTTTTTGGTGATTGCATTCCTATAACTGATTCAAACGTTAAGTTGTTAATAAAAAAATCTTGTTTACCATAATTTGTTTGTATTCTGTTGTTTGGCTCTGCGCCGGCCGTTTTACAAATTATAGGTAAAACTTTTCCTGCCTTGTATGTTGTGTCAGGAAAGTTAAGTTCGCTGGCTGTCAATGGATGCAAGGAAATAACATAGTTATAACTTGCATAGTTTGATAAAATGTTAGGTGCTGGTAAACTTAGTCCGCCAGGTATTGAACCAAAACTTGCTCCAAGATTTGATGCGGCACTTAAAAGATTAGTTGTTGCTCCTACTACGTCGACCATATTAGACTCCCAACACTGTTCGGAGGCTACTTCCTTTAGGAATATAAATCTTCTTTCCAGGAACAAAATCAAAAATAGGATCTTCAAGAACGTCCATATTACGTTGCATGAACACCCACCATAGTCCTGCTTCTCCGTACAAGTCAAATGCTAACAAGTCTGGTCTGTACATATACTGGCTTTCGATAGCATATAGAAAATCATCCGGTTCTGCACTAACTGGACGGATTGACATTATATCAAGATAGTCTCGTTGAGTTTCTGTCTCGTACCAGGGGCTTAAAATTGAATATGTTGCCATAATTAAATGTATCCGAATGGGTTATTTAAATAAGAGCCTGTAACAAATCTGTCAAGGCTGAACTTACGTACACTTGTTCTGCTATACATCGGAATTAATGTAATAGAAAAAGAACTTTTTGTTGGAACATGGGCTGTGCCGCCACTAGTAGTTCCGCCAATTCCAAAGGATCCTAGTAATCCTGCTACTTGTCCAACTCCTCCAG